CCCCAGAACACGTTATCAATGCGCCACCACGGCATTTCCCGCCGGACCACCACGATTCATCTGATCGAACAACACGATCGCTGCCGCAACAAACTCATCGATATCTTTCACCAGGCGCTCCCGTCGCTCGACAAGCTCCCGGTGATATTCCGAACTGTGGCTGCGCATTCGGGCCACCAGCGGAGGCGGCATTGCTTTTTCGATCGCCGGTAACAACGCCTGAATTTTTTTAACCGCATCAGGGGTGTCTTTTTCTACCCAGCGGAAAATTTTCTGGGTATTACGAGACAGGGCTTCCGGATGGCTGTCGTCGTACAGTTCCGGGAACGTCATACCCAGTTCGAAATACGCTTTGGTAATCTTCGCAGTCGGTACTTTTTCGCCGTCCGGATGCGCCCAGGCATTCATCGCCATGCGGATGTGCTCATGCTTGATTTTCATGAATCATTCTTTCCTTCGTTCGAGGTGCTATCCTGCCTCTTGTAAAGCTCTGGGTTGTATTTCAATTCACCGTTAGTAATTTCATCCAGCTCCATTGCGCGAAGTTTGGGAATAACAGCTTTCCACCGCACAACAGCCACATGTGAAATCCCAAGAGCCTCAGCTACTAGTCGCTTTTTTTTGAAATGGCGCAGAACATCATCTTTGAACATAAAACTCTCCTGTTATTTCGAACATGAGGGTAACAATAGTTACATCGCAATGTCAACCATAGTGACATTACTTGGTAGTAACATTGATTACATGAAAAACACTATCAGCGAACGTATTCGGAATCGTCGAAAAGACGTTGGACTAACCCAAGAGCAGGTTGCAAAAGCAATCGGCATAACTCGTGTATCCGTAACAAAATGGGAAAATGGCTCTTCAAAACCTGACGGTGAGAATTTGCATCTGCTGTCAAAATTGCTTTCAAAATCTCCTGAATGGATTCTTTATGGAAAGGACGATCACGATAAAGCCGATGATCTGCGTCTGAATCAGTACCTTTACATTAGTGACAACATCGCCCGGTTGCCCGTTTTAACGTGGGAACAGGCTGGTTATTGGGATATGAGTTGCCCAGTAACCGAGATTCCTGGTATTAAGAATTGGGTTGATGTCATGACAAAAACCGCTGAAAACTCTTTTTTATTGCACGTTGAGGGAGATTCGATGACGAACTCTAACGGCCTCCCAACAATCCCAGACGGATCTACCGTGCTGATCACACCATGCTCAAGTAACATTAGAGAACTGGTGGGAAAAATAATCTTAATCCAATTGGAGGGTACGCCAAACGTAACACTAAAAAAAGTTGCGATTGACGGACCAAACATCTATCTGTTGTCACTGAACCCGCTTTACAAACCCATTGAACTGAATGTCGGTTACACTATTAAAGGTAAAGTTTCACAAATACATCAATACTTAGACTAAGTCAGAACCCGCATTCATTGCGGGTTTTTTACACCCCTAAGCGTACCTTTTGTAACATCATATTGACTTCAATGGTAACTCTTGTTACCATAACAACATACCCACCCCGCCCCACAGAACGCAGGGCAATACTTCGAGTTACCCGGCAGTGGTCAGGGGTTAAGTAGCCAGCCCGAGGCGTAAGAACATGACGGCAGGGTTCAACTTTAATAACTATGCAGCAGGTTTTTGTTCCGCTACCCCGGCGTTAAGGGGGAATGAGGTCAGCATGGATACTATCGATCTTGGCAACAACGAATCTCTGGTGTACGGCGTGTTTCCAAACCAGGACGGCACGTTCACCGCAATGACGTATACCAAAAGCAAAACGTTTAAAACCGAATCTGGAGCGCGTCGCTGGCTGGAAAGAGATTCAGGTGGGTGATATGGATTTCGACACAATCATGGAAAAGGCTTACGAAGAATACTTCGAAGGCCTTGCCGAAGGCGAAGAAGCCCTCAGCTTCAGCGAATTTAAACAGGCGCTTTCCAGCCCGGCAAAATCTAACGGCTGATAAGCGAAGCAGCACCGCGAGGAATCAGTATGCAGAAACGAGAACCCGTCATCATCGCGCCAGACTATACCGATGATGAACTTTATGAGTGGATGCACCAGAAAATTAAGGCTGCGCAGGACCTGAAATGGGCCAATGAAGCCAGGGCTAAGCAGGCTGAAAATCTGTCCGCTCTGGAGCAGGATATCACCAATCTGGAAAAAGCAGCGGCATTAAGCATTGCCAGAATGATTACATACCCACGTTAATAGCTAACCAACGAGGCTAATAATGGAATTTAAAGATTTACCAAAAGAAATCCAGACAATTGCTGCAACGACTCTCGGTGATAGTCTGGTGAAAATTGACCCGGCATACACCAAAAAAGAAACCATCGATAATATGGTTCGTAATGTGCGCAATGCTTTTTCTGGGCTATATGGTTCTGATAATCAAAAGCAGGAAAGCGATGTTAATAAACGGGTAATTTCTGTTTGCGTGAATGGCCATGTTCTTTCATCAATCAAAACAGAAACGGCGACAGTCTTCGATTGCCTTTGCATTGTACAGAGCCTTGTTGATGCCCTGTTTCGTTCAGTGAATTTAGAAAATGATGCAAATCTGCGAGGGCGCACAATAGCACATCCATATGCACATACTTTAGGCTCTGTGGATATCAAAGATCCCACAAATCTTTAATGAAATAGTTAACGCGAATTGTACTTGCTCTTTCAGTTGCTTTCAGAATACGCGTTGAAACTGCTGGCGGTAATTTGGTATTCCATTTATTAAAATCATGCCCGGAAAAGTACTCTTCGAAAATACTTTTAACTGCAGACTCGCCTATTGAAATGCTGCTTACCATGCGATTTTGATAAAGGCATTTAGCAATAAGAGTTGATTTTAACATTCACCCTCCTGAGGGTTGGTAATTAAGGAGTTCTCCACGGGTGAACATCCGGCACTGACAGTTTACTGAAAGGATATTTCTCTGAAAAGTCAGAGCATAACGCGAAAGCGCACGGCGAGGTTGCTGGTTCATAGATAGCCTGTCGTTAAATTTTCGTCGACCGTGCGCTTCCGGTTGTGGCACTCCGCGAAATGGCGCGGCGGTAAGTATGGCGGGGTTATTCCTTCCCCGTTGAGGACACCGGGTTGTCAGGTTGACCATACGCCTGAGTGACAACTCCGCTACAACAACCCATGTTGATTACCTTTTGGCGGGTATTCGTTTTGTTTTTCCCGTGATACCCGCCCCTTTTAAAGTGAATTTTGTGATGCGGTGAATGCGGCTCAGCGCACGCGGAACAGTTAAAACAAGCGGTCTTTTACTTGCGTAACAGACATCAACTAACAATCCGGCGTTAATGGTTTACTGGTTAACGTCACCTGGAGGCACCAGGCGCCGCATCACAAAATTCATTGTTGAGGACGCGATAATGGAAACGTTATTACCAAACGTTAATACGTCTGAAGGTTGTTTTGAAATTGGTGTCACTATCAGTAACCCAGTATTTACTGAAGATGCCATTAACAAGAGAAAACAAGAACGGGAGCTATTAAATAAAATATGCATTGTTTCAATGCTGGCCCGTTTACGCCTGATGCAAAAAGGATGCTGGCAATGAATACTACATTTGCACTTGTTCTGACGGTTTTTCTTGTTTCCGGTGAACCGGTTGACATGGTTACTGGCGTATACGGCTCAATGAAAGAATGCATGGTTGCCGCAGCGGAACAGAAAATTCCCGGTAACTGTTATCCGGTCGATAAAGTTATTCACATGGATAATAACGAAATCCCGGCAGGACTTAAAACAGCACCGTAATTAATATCCGGTTTCATTTTTATATGCCAGCAATGGCAGGGATTTGTTCACCCTTAAATCTGTAATGAGGTTAAAACAAAATGAGTAAAGTCTTTATTTGCGCCGCCATTCCGGACGAACAGGCAATAAAGGAAGAAGGTGCAGTCGCTGTAGCCACTGCCATTGAAGCCGGCGACGAACGTCGCGCCCGTGCCAAATTTACCTGGCAATTCCTGGAGCAATATCCGGCTGCTCAGGACTGCGCTTATAAATTTCTTGTCTGCGAGGATAAACCCGGCATGCCCCGCCCTGCCATCGACTCCTGGGATACCGAATATATGCTGGAAAACCGCTGGGATGAGGAAGGCGCTTCCTTTGTCCCGGTCGAACCAGAATCCGATCCGATGATCGTCAATTTTGACAAGCTGTCCCTTGAAGTACAGAACGCGGTCCTGGTTAAGTTCGGTACATGTGAAAACATCACCGTTGATATGGTGATTAGCGCGCAGGAATTGTTGCAGGAAGACATGGCAACATTCGACGGACATATCGTTGAAGCGTTGATGAAAATGCCAGAAGTTAACGCCATGTATCCGGAGCTTAAGCTGCATGCCATCGGGTGGGTTAAGCATAAATGTATTCCTGGTGCCAAATGGCCCGAAATTCAGGCAGAGATGCGCATCTGGAAAAAACGTCGCGAAGGTGAACGCAAGGAAACCGGAAAATACACGTCTGCTGTTGATCTCGCCCGCGCCAGAGCCAATCAACAGAACACTGAAAATTCAACAGGAAAAATCAACCCGGTCATTGCTGCCACTCATCGCGAATACAAGCAGACATGGAAAACACTGGATGACGAACTGGCCTACGCTCTCTGGCCTGGTGATGTGGATGCCGGAAACATTGACGGCAGCATCCATCGCTGGGCAAAAAATGAAGTTATCGACAACGACCGCGAAGACTGGAAGCGTATCTCGGCATCGATGCGCAAACAGCCTGATGCCCTTCGCTACGACCGCCAGACTATTTTTGGCCTTGTCCGTGAACGTCCGATCGACATTCACAAAGATCCTGTGGCACTGAACAAATACATTACTGAATACCTGACTACAAAGGGCGTGTTTGAAGATGAAGGAAGAAATCAGAGCGCAACTGATACTCTCTCGTCGCCAGTACCAGAAACTGATGCAGTGGAAACGGCAATTCCGGACAACGAAAAAACCGAATGCAAAGTGGAAGTCGAACCATCTGTAGAGCGTGAGGGGCCGTTCTACTTCCTCTTCACCGACAAGGATGGCGAAAAATACGGTCGCGCAAACAAACTTTCTGGTCTGGATAAGGCGCTGGCTGCCGGGGCTACTGAAATCACGAAAGAAGAATATTTCGCCCACAAAAACAGTACATACTCAGGTTCACAACAAAATACTGGTGCATCTGACACGACCGCACAGCCAGAACCGGTAAAAGTTACCGCTGACGAAGTAAACAAAATTATGCAGGCAGCCAATATCAGCCAGCCTGACGCCGATAAGTTGCTTGCTGCATCACGTGGTGAATTTATTGAAGGGATTAGCGACCCGAATGATCCGAAATGGGTTAAGGGGATCCAGACCCGCGATACTGTGAACCAGAACCAGCAAGAAACGGAACAGAACGACCAGAAAGCGGAACAAAACAGCCCAAATACGCAACAAAACGAGCCAGAAACGAAACAACCTGAACCAGTAGTGCAACAGGAACCGGAAAAAATCTGCACCGCCTGCGGTCAGAGCGGTGGTGGCAACTGCCCTGATTGTGGTGCGGTGATGGGCGACGCAACATACCAGGAAACATTCGATGACAAGAACCAGGTTGAAGTTCAGGAAGACGATTCGGAGAAAATGGAAGGCGCTGAACATCCACACAAGGAGAATGCTGGCAGCGCTCAGGATCACGCCAGCGATAGTGAAACTGGCGAGACGGCAGATCCCTTAATTACGGTGAACGGTCATCGCGTTATCACATCCACCAGCAGGACGTGTGACCATCTAATGATCGACCTTGAAACCATGGGAAAAAATCCCGATGCCCCGATCATCTCAATAGGTGCAATATTTTTCGATCCGCAAACCGGAGATATGGGACCGGAATTTAGTAAGACTATCGATCTGGA